TTAATGTACAAATAGTATTAAACAATGTCGTCAACAGATTTCCAGAAGGATTTCCATGGGCAGCAAGATACATAAAACAGAAAAATATATGGTAACAATTCTGAAACACTTGGTGCAACCAGTTACGGCGCATTCTTTGACGTGCTTCTTTCGTATAATAAATTCCATTACCACAAAGATCTATAGGACCAGCAGTATCTGTTTTCTCATAACGTTCAATAATAAGATCTTCGAACATTTGTGACATATCATTGATGGTACTACCATCTTGGCACTCAATATCACACGCTTGAAAATGCGTTTTTCGATAATCACTACCTTTAACAATGTAGTCACGCAACCTTTTCCATTCAGGTCCGTGGGGATTAACACCCATTGCAAAACCAGTATGGTTATGAGATCGCATAGCATTCTCAATAAGATCAAGGAAAAGCATACGACCAGTAACAAGAACTTCAACTGGAGCACCTGAAAATAATCGTGTCTTGCAAGCTTCAACACGATCAACAGTGCGCAATTCATCTTTCAAACAATCAGAAAAAATGAATTTAAGACTAGGATCAGCCTTATCAAGTTGATCAAGCAACCGAGAACACTCCTTTCTTAAAAGATCAGTAGGAGTACGAAGTCCAGTTTCAGAAACTTCAATAAACGGATGTTTCTTATCCATATGCATGGTATTCCAAGGGTATCCAGCAGAGGTATCAACATAAACAGGACTGACCTCCTTATAACCAGGAGGTACATTTAAAGCAGCAAGTAGAGGCAAAGCATCACCAGATACTTTTTGTGGAATGCTATCTTCAATAACAATCCGCATCGCTTCTTTCATAATGGATTTTTCAAAAGGCTCCATTTTAATGTCAGGTCTGACAGCCTTTTTGATGGCAAGTTCCGCAGGGGAAATTGTAGTAGTTTTACCATCAATAGTTCGTTTCACAGGAGCTAAAACAGCAGGTTTGCGAACTGGCTCAATAACCTCACCATAAATTAAGGTTTCAACAATTTGAGACTTTGGGGGCATACGGACTTGTTTCTCAGGAACAACAATCTCATATTTTAAACCCTCTGGCATTCTGAACGGTACATTCATAACGCTATGGCCAAGCTTCTTCATTTGTGCTTTGGCCTCTTTAGGCATCCATTTCTTTTCAGCAATTTCAATTTCATCTTGAAAGACGATTTGACAATAAGAAAAGTCACCTTTCTTAGAACCAGCAATATGTATTCCAAGAGCTTTGTGGGACATCCTAGGATTATGTGTCATCCAAACGAATCCACAATCACCATCACAAGCAGCAAAACAAGTTGATGGTATCTCCAAAACATCATAAGCAACCGAATCATTTTGGGTTTGACATGTGTAAGTAAGATCCTCCAACATATCACATCTACCACAATTTTGATATTCAACATTTCCTTTCTCGTCTTGCCAGACGAGTGAGACTGCGTTAGTTACAGCGTCTCGCACTTCTTCAACATTTTTAGGGAAATGATGTTTAATATGGGAAAATTGGTAGTGGAAAGCATCAGGAAGTTTCATAAACATAATATCCTGATCTTGCAAACAAATATATTCAATGTCTGCAGTAGGAACAGTCACGTCCACATCACGATGATTCTGTATCCTAATATTAGGACTAAGCTTCATAGCAATTTCGAAATGTTTAGGACAAACAAGGACACGGTCATAAAGACCTGTACCATGCAAGTACATTCCGTCTCCCTTATCACCAACAGCAGTTAAACGCACATTATTACGGGAGATTTGGTGTCCAACAGAGCGGGTGCCAGAATCACTGGCTTGATCCACAACGTCTTTACGTGTGACACCGGTTTTCTTACCTGCTTTCACAGGTTTGTTTCCAACGTCATATGTACCTTGCGCGTACACAGCATCAGAAAGCTTGGTTA